TAATGTTTTAGGTCCTACCTTGTTTGACTCAGGGGGGACTATATGTATGATTAGCTCCCCCGGCCCGATTTGTTCTGGGCAGTTCTATCGTATAACAGAAGGACAGATTCCAGGGTGGGCAGTTCACCATTGGACTGTTTTAGAAAATCCAAAGTTTCCCAGATGGCGTAAGCACAAAAACTGGAGAAAAGAAGCCAGAGAGCTTTTGGGCCAGTTAAGAGAAGAGAACGGCTGGACCGACGAATCTCCGGTTTACAAGCGAGAGTGGTTGGGAAAATGGATCAAAGAAGCGGTATCGCTTGTGTATAAGTTTGACGCAGATCGTAATATGTTTAACCAACTACCAGTAGATGTAGAAGAGTGGAATTACTTGATAGGAGTAGATTTTGGAATAGTAGATTCTTCTGCAATTGTAGTTGGTGCCTATTCACTAAACTCTCCTGTGCTTTACATTGTAGATAGTTTTAAAAACAACGGACTATCACCTGGCGAAGTGGCAGACATAATAAAGAAGTTTTATGAGCAATATAAGCCGTTGTCTATTGTAGCTGATTCTAACGGAATTGGTTTAGCTTTTATTTCTGAATTAGAAAATAGATACACAATACCGATACAAAAAGCAGAGAAGATGGAGAAGATCGCATTCATTGAGATGCTTAATGACGATTTAAAAAAGGGAAGAATAAAAATCAAGGATGATCTATATGAGTTGTTGGAAGAAATAACAACACTACAATGGAAAGATATAGAGAGAAAAATATTACCAGATACGATGGAAGATCATCTTCTGGACGCTCAACTTTATATGTGGAGAGATTCATTACATTATATGGGTAAAAAACCAAAAGCCAAACCAAAACTTGGATCAAGAGAGTGGGCAGATCAAATGTTCGATGACACTGTGGCAAAACTAAAAAGCAGCGAAGATAACCCTTGGTGGTCCGATGAATAAGGAGAAAACAATGGAACTGACAATTAGGCAAATCAAAGAGTTCATAAAGTGGTGTAAAAAGCAAGGTATGACCAAAATAACGATAGGAGATATAACCGTAGAGTGCCCAGAAAACTACCAAACTGCACCAGAACTGACCAATACTAATGACACATCTATGACAGATGAAGAACCCACAGCTGAAGATGCGTTATTCTGGAGCAGCTAAAAGGAGCAAAAATGGACATAGAAGGCACTATTACTGGTAGATGGTTTGACAAGAAGAACCCGCACGAGCACATTTTCTCTCTGGTTAAGTATCTGGAAGAGAGCCAAAGCTACCGCAGGAACAAGAACCTGATGCACGCCAGGCTTTACTCTAACTCGGAGTTGCTTGGTTTAGAGTCTGCGAGTCCATTAGAAGCACCACGCGGACCTATATTTGCTGACCGAGAAGAGCGTATTAGACTGAATGTTATTGCTTCTGTTGTTGACACCATATCAAGCAAAATAGCTAAAAACAAGCCAAAGGTGGTTATGCTTCCTTCTGGTGGAGACTTTAACTTACAGCAGAGAGCCAAGAAATTAGAGAAGTTCGTATCTGGCGTGTTCTATCAAGCTGATATACACGAAGAAGGTATAAAAGCTTTCTTGGATTGTTGCATATTTGGGACAGGCGTTATTAAGATATTCCAAGAGAATGGCAATGTATGTGCTGAAAGAGTTATTCCGTCAGAGCTAATAGTAGATGACGAAGAAGCTTTTAGGGGTAAGCCCAGACAGATGCACCAACGCAGGGAAGTGTCCAGAGAAGTTCTTATGGAGATGTTCCCAGAGAGTAAGAAGGATATTAAGACCGCTACAAAACTCGAGAAGCACAGGGGTATAGGAAACTTTAACTCTGTGGCTGATAACGTCACGGTAATTGAGTCTTGGCACTTGGCTTCAGGTCCAGATGCTAAAGACGGAAAGCATATAATCAGCGTAGATACTGCTGTTCTTTTAGAAGAAGACTATGATTGCGATGATTTTCCCTTTGTGTTCTTACGCTGGAAACGTTCGTTAGTTGGATTCTGGGGCATAGGCATAGCAGAAGACATCACTGGTATTCAGGTGGAGATAAACAAGCTGTTAATGAAGATACAGCAGTCCTTCCATCACCTGTCAAACCCAATGATATTCTTACACCAGTCTTCTAACATATCAAAGGCACACATAAACAACAAGATAGGTATTATAGTTCCTTATACAGGAAACCCACCTATTATACGGGCTTCGCAAACGGTTCATCCAGAAGTGTTTGCTCACCTGGAAAGACTATACGCCAGAGCATTTGAGATAGTAGGTGTAAGCCAGATGAGCGCAACAAGCCGTAAGCCAGAAGGTTTAGACTCAGGTGCGGCAATTAGAGAATACAACGACATCGAGTCTGAAAGGTTCGCTCTGGTAGCTCAAACTTATGAGCAAATGTTTGTCAAGATAGCAGGCAAGGTTATAGGTATTGCGGAAGAGCTATATGAAGACGAAGGAGATCTTGAAGTAACAGTTAAGGGAAGACAGTTTATAGAGACTATTAAGTGGTCAGAAGTAAAGATGGAAGATGACCAGTTCGCGCTTACTGTGGGGGCTGGGTCGTCCTTGCCACAAACAAAGGCGGGTAGAGTTCAGAGAGCAACAGAGTGGTATCAGGCTGGTATTATAGATGGGCAGGAATGGAGAGAGCTTTTGGATATACCAGACCTTGAAGACGCCACAGAGTTACAGAGAGCCCCGCGAGATTACGTTAGGAGAGTGGTAAGCGACATATTAAGTGAAGGCATATTCACAGAGCCAGAAGCCAGGGACAACCTTGATTTTGCTATGGAATACGCTACGCTGTCGTATCAGAGAGCGAAGTTAGACGGCGTTCCAGATGAGAATATAGAGCTGTTAATAAACTATATTGACGCCATAGAGTATTTAGTGGATCAGGCAATAGTTGTCGCAGCGAATGAACAAGCACAGCTAAACGAATATACTAATCAGATGGCCGGGGTTCCTAATCCAAAAGTTCCAACAAACCCATTACAAGGCAATACAATGCCAACATAAATGACAGGAGTTAATAATGAGCGAAATAGTAGCAGAAGCACGCGAAAACGCAATACAATTAGAAAACAGTATGAAAGCAGAGTCGGTTGAAGTAAGTGAAACGGTGGAAGAAAACACAGAAGCCACAAAAGAAACTACTGAAACTGAAGAAATTAAAGTGGTAGAGCCAGAAGTAGAAGCCACAGAAACAGTAGAACCAGATCCAGAAGCTGAAGCGGTAGTAGAAGAACCCGATCAATTTGGACAAAAGTTCGATGTTTTAAAGCGGCGAGAGAAAGCCATACGAGCCAAAGAGCAAACCATTAAAGACAGCCAAGCTGACTACCAAGAATGGAAAGTGGCACAAGAACAGGCTAAAACAGACCCGCTGGGCTTTTTAGATAAGGCCGGAATTTCCTATGACGACATCACTAATGCTCTATTAAGTGGTGGAGAACAACAAGCAGCAAAGGGAAGCACCCAAGACCTGGAAGCACGCATAGCCAAGTTCGAAAAAGCAGAAATACAAAGGCAAGAAGAAACAACAAAAACGAAACAGTTTAAAGAAGCCGAAGAATATATGGGCAGCTTTAATAAGTTTGTAGATGAATCTGAAAAGTTTGATCTAATAAAGGCGACAAGCTCTCAGCAATTGGTCATAGACACAATTGTTGAACATTACAATTCTACCCAGGAAGAGCTTGAGTGGGGGACAGCTTGTGATATAGTTGAAGACCACCTTTGGGAAACAGAAGTTACTAAAATGGAGAAGGTATTAGCGATAGATAAAATGAAAGAAAAATTGGGCATTAACAAAACAGAGTCACCAGCGGAAGTAGTCAAAAAGCCAAAAACAAAAACTTTGTCCAACTCAAATACGGCAGCAGCACCGGATAGAAAGGCTGTAGATAGACCAGAGCAATTAAAAAAATAAACAGGAGACTACAACATGGCTTTAGACATGACAACCGCTGATGCTATTCTGAAAGAATTGTATACAGACGATGTATTAAAAAACTTAACTTACCAGGATCATCCCTTTTTGGCGATGGTTCCTAAAATGGAAAGATTCGTGGGGGACGCAATGCCCATTCCGATCACTATCGGAAACCCACAAGGCCGTAGCGCAACTTTTACCGACGCTCTGGCAAATAAAGGCAACTCAACAGTAAAGAAATTTATCCTTACTCACGTTCGTGATTACTCTTTAGTGTCGATTGACAATTTAACTATTCTGCTGCCAGCAAAGAAGGCGGGTTTACCGACGCACTTTCTTATGAAGTGAACAACGGCCTGGCCGCACTGTCTCACTCAATTGCTTCCGCACTGTTCCGTAACGGTGGTGGCGCTATTGGTAAGGTAGGCACCCTGGCTGCAACTTCTATCGTGCTTGACGATGTTAATGATGTCGTTAATTTTGAAGTTGGTATGGAATTAGAGTTGGCCGCAACTGATGGAACTTCTGGTTCAGTTCTTACTGGAACTATTACCGTAACCGACATCGACCGCGACTCTGGAACTCTGACTACTGATGCCACTTCTGCTATCGGCTCTGCCGCAGAAGGAAACTGGATCTTTGTAGAAGGCGATTTCGGCGCTAAGCTTAAGGGCTTAAACGCTTGGATTCCAGATTCAACTCCTGGCGCAACCAGTTTCTTCGGTCTTGATCGCACCACAGACGCAACCCGTCTCGGTGGGGTTCGTATCGCAGCTACTGATGTAACTGGCTTACCACTGGAAGAGAAGATCCTGCACGGTTGTGCTCGGTTGGCTCGTGAAGGTGCTCGACCAGACACTTGCTTTGTCTCTTATGAGAAGTTCCGTGACTTGGAAATCTCTTTGAGCTCTAAGGTTCAGTATTCTGATGTTGAGTCGGCTGGAGTATTCTTCACCGGTATTAGCATTCGTGGACCCAAGGGCACTGTGAAGGTTGTTCCTGATCAGAACTGTCCTAATGACCGCGCTTACATCCTTACCATGGACACTTGGAAGCTTAACACCGCAGGACCAGCAGTTCAGATTTTAGATCGTGACGGTAGAATGTTGCGTGAAGCATCGAGCGATGCGTATGAATGCAGGATGGCATTTTATGGTAACCTTAGCACCTGCGCACCAGGTTGGAATGCAGTCATAGACCTTAGCTAATAGAATAATATTTGGGGGGCAGTTGGTTCTGTCCCCCTTCTAAAAAAACAAAATAAACACTTCCTGTGCAAGGGGTCATTGGCAACAAGGGCTACCCAG